GTCGTTAATTTTGTATTTTTTAAAAAAGTTTGTGGTTTTTTTGGTTTTTGATTGGTGCCTAGTATTTCTGCTCTGGCGTGTTGTTGTGCTGTTCTTTTGGCATTGAGGTAGCGGTTGCCTCGTGTTGCGTTGCATGGTTTACAGGAGCCAACGAGATTGGACAATTCATCTGTTCCGCCGCGGTCACTCTCAATGAGATGATCGGCCTCTGTGCTTTTGGCTTTGTGGCACCAGTGGCATATCGGTTCGTTCTCTAGGACGATGAGGCGGTTGCGTGTGAACTCGGGTGTGTTTCGTTTGGTCATTGTGTTTCCTTTGTTGTGGTGATGTTACTAGCGCCCTTGCTTCGCTGCGGTTGCTTTCATGTGCTACTGAGGTCTGTGGTTTGTGTTCCCCACAGTTCTGACCAAGTAGGTCATGGTTGCCGGACACCCAAGAGGCAAGTGGACACCATTCGTATTTATGACGTTTAGACGCTGAACAGTGGCTGACCCCAGCATCACTTCACGTTAGTCATCACATGAGGCTGGGCGCACTGCACTACCCACGTTCCCGTGTAAACACCAACAGAGTTCAACTCCCTATGTGGCCATGGTTGTATTCAGTTGTGATCGAGCGTCAGTCTCGGCGTATGCCTTGGAGTATGGCAATGCCGATGGATAGTAGCAGGGCATACCATGCGACTACTAACACCCTGACAACCTGCGTTCAATGTCGGTTAGGTCGTTGGGTCGCCACAAATAGCATTCAGCATGGGGGTGCAGTGTTCGGAGCCAACCGAGTTGGGCTTCACTGGGCTTGCCTTTGTCGGTCTTTAACTCAGCGAAGATAAGGCCACGCTCAATATGTGCCATGACAATATCGGGGAACCCTGTTGAGCCTGTGGTGATGTATCGCCCTGTGCGTGTCATTGAGGGCTGCGCATGATGCAGTGACCAGCCGTGAATATAGGCCAGTCCTTTGACTTGCTGGAGGAATGAAGCCTCGCTTATTGGTGTCATTGGTCTTTGCCAAGTAGGAAGCCGCACATGAACAGTGAGATGCACATAATGACCAGCGTTAGGAATTCAACCATTTTCAATCTGCCAATCTTCTTCATCCCATAAACGATTCTTTAACTGTTGAGGCAGATTGTCACGGCCAGCGGACAACAAATAGGCATACAAATACGGAGAATCGGCAGGCTTGGCCATTTCCCATTTGTACCAAACGCCATCAACAAGTTTGTGCATGGAAGCCATTAAAACGGTTCTTCCGGTGTGTCGTATTGAGGCGCTGGTGTCTCACCTGATTTGAGGGTGTCAATGTAGGCACTGGCTTCGCGTTTAGTCATACCTTGAAGATTGGCTGGTGGAACTTTGCCCATTGACTTACAAACTGCTCGAATCATGTTCTGTTGTTTGTCGCTGGCAAGGTTGCTGTTTTCGGTTATTTGAGTGTCGCCCTGCATCCTGACAACCTTTTGCATTTCTTCACGGCTTGGTTTCTTAGTCCAATCAGCACCAAGGTACGAAGCAGCCGCCAAAACTCGCCCCTGCGATGACGTACAACAATTCTCTATTCTGCTTGTGGAATTGACGCCACGATCAGTGAGTAACTCTTCTGCATAGTCTGTGGCGCTTGGTTGGCTGTCGTCTTTGTCAAGCCAAAGCACTGTTTTAACTACACAACGCTTTCCATCATCAAAGACAAGTTCTGAATGGATAGCGCCATTTGGGTGGTCTATCCAAAATTGCTTTATGCGCTCTGAAACTGGGGTGTATTCATCAAGATTAAAGGCCACGAGCGTACTCCCTTGTTATGCGGTCTAGTTCGGTTTGGAGTTCAAGCACCTTGGCTTTTAGGGCGTCGCGTTCTGCCTGTACTTTTGCAAAGTCATCCTCAGCAAATTGTATTTCTTTGTCCCGGAGCCATTCGTAAGCGTCGTCTTTGTGGATGTAATCACTCATCAGCATCAACTAATTGAGCGCTTGAAATGTATGACAAACCTTTAGATGGGCCACTGTTGTTCATTGACGGATGCCACGAATTGCGAATTGTCTCGGCAATGTTTGGCAGCGTATGAAGAGCGCCCACGGCTTCTAGCACAAGGCTTGATTCTTTGAAGCGGAGTTCGAGCGCCAAATTATGGCTGAGGTTAGTTAGTTTGGCGATTAATTCACCTGTTGATGTTTCCATTGTTTTCCTTTGTTTAGCAGTTGCGTTTCCATCTTTGCACATCCTTGTGACGGGATTGGCAAATAAACTTTTGTAGATGCTTTTGCCCTTTTAGGCAGCCCCAGCCCCAAGGCCCAACGCGCCATATTTTGCGTCCGTCTGGGTTGATGTGGCTTTTGAATGCAATGGCGTCAGCGACTTTGACTTGCTCGACGGGCGTGCGCCCTTTTGCACTGGACGTGTCTGACCATGTGCGCCAAGTCTGGCGGTGAATGCCAAGACCACCTGTGTAGGACTTGGTGGAGTGTTGCCAGTTGCCACCAGTTTCACATCGGGCTAACTGATCATAGTAAGCGTCTGGAAGGACGGCTTTGTATTTGGCATGGGAGTTGGAAGCCGCACTTGCGTGGGCTGGTACGGATAGGACGGCGAGAAGGGCTATTGCCATGATGCGTTTCAGGTTCTCTCTACTTCGGTAGGCGGCGACCAACTCAGGTAGGGAGCCAAACGGTGTGCGACTGTAACCCTGATATGTTCACCTGTTTTCAAATCGGTAAAGATTTGAACGAGTGTCAACTTGTCTTTAGACACTAACGGAAGATAGCCCCATGTGGGAATCATGGGCGGTTTGCCATCATTTTGAGCCATAGCCAGCAACTGACCCATCCCATAACGAAACTGTAAATAAACTGTGTGTCAGTCATTAGAGCCCCTGCCAAACGCGGATTGGGCGACGGTGGCACTCTGGTCGCATTGACTTGCTGTAACGCTCTGTAGGGACGCACAAGCGCTCTGCTGAGGCTCTACGCATGACAGCACCCATGGCTCTTGGTTCGTGGGTTTCAAGGTTGGGGTGCATCTGATTCATGGATTCCCAGACATCATCAGTGGTGAAGTCGTGACGCTCGATGGATAAAATCCCAACTACTTTTAGGGCTTCTAGCGCCCATTGTTGATCTGCGTTGTGGCCGACGCGCTCGATGGCTTGCTCGGCTAGTGCGATGGCTAGTGGCTCATCGAATAGTGACGGTTGGTCTGTCATGGTGTTTCCTTTGGTTAGAGCCCTTTGAGTGGCTGAATGTGACTATACACAATTAACGAAGTCAGTGGTGGATATCCCAATGGAAACAAAGATACCCACCACCTAGCCCCAGTAACGCTCAAACAATACTGGGAGTCCTATTTCAACGCTCGAAAGACTTGCTCAAACTGCTCTGGTGTTTGGTTCGCTAACTCTATGTGAAACCAATTTGGTGAGCCTTGGTAGGAACCTGCGTTATCGTCTTCTGTGTAAATCTTGACGCCTGCTTTGCCTTCGCCACGAGAGCAGCGGTAGCCAGCGCCGTAGGCACCATAGGCGTACCAGTGCATTTCACAAAGGCCAAGGGCTTTGCTGTTGGCTAGAAACCAGTCCCAAATGATTCGGGCTTGCGCTTCGTCTTTGTATTTCAAATCGGCTGCGTACCCGGTGGCGTGAACACTCAGGCTTGCCCCTGATCTCATCGGCCTGTTGACGTATGTGCCTAGGGAGGTCAGACCCCAACGTGCTTTGCATAGTTCAACGAGTTTGGCTGTTACTGGTTGTGTGCGCTTGCCGTCCCAAGAAGGGAAATATGGATAAGGTCGGTTGCTCATGTTGTTGGTGGGTCTTTTGGTTTATCTTTGAGGCCGTTGCCAGCGAGAACGCCTAGAAGGCCACCTGTCAATGTCGCAAGCATTGGCGACAACACTGCCCATGCTGAATCGTCGTTCGGGCTGACTTCAAGTGGTTGTGTAACAAATAGCAATCCATACAGCAAAGCCAAAATTGAAGCAAGGAAAGCAACCGTTAATCCAACGGCGACAACAAAAATAAGTCGTGCTTTGATTTCTTCGTTGCTGTGTCTGTTGTGTGGTTTCATGTGCATTTCCCTCCTGTGCCGTAAGCAGGCGCTGGTGTTGTTGGGGTGATTGTTTCGGTCACTGATCGTAGGGCTTTATTTTTGGTGGGTCGGCAGTTTAAGCGTTCACGGTCTGCACAGCCTGTAAGGGCTATGAGCGTGGCGCTAATCAGCAGTAGGCGTTTCATCTGTTACAAGTCTTGTAGGTAGTTGGGCTATTTCTTCAGGTGTACTTATTTCGGTGACTGGTGAGTCAATTTCGTATATGACAAGTTCGCCTGTGGACCAGTCGTGGACTATTTGTTTTTCTGTTGGGTCGCTCATGGTTATGCCTCTTGGTATCCGAATACTTGATATTCAACTGTTGCCGTACCTGTGCTGGTAAATAATTGAAAGCCTGTGTACTGATTACTTATAATGTTTTCTCCGCCTAGCGAGTATGCGTAACCTGTATTAACATCGGATGCAGTGCCTGTATGAAGGGTATTGCCTGTGCGGTTTGGGTTAAAAATATCCATAGTCAAGCCAACTGACCCTGATGTACTAATCCCAATAAATTGAGTAGTGCCGTTTGTGCGTGGATAATAAATAGCCGTA